TGGATATCCCTGCAGCTCAGCAAACTGTTGATGTATCTGCGACTGATGTGGCACCAAAACCTACAGTAGCACCAAAAGCATTACCAGCAGCAAATCTGGTTCCAGATCCTGTAACTACAATGGGTGTGGATCCTGATAGTGGTGAGTATTTGACACCTCAAGAGAGGAAAGCAAGATTTAAAGCAACGAGAGATAAAGCGAAAGGGTTTGTATCACCTCCCACAAAAGAAGCAAAAGATATAGAGAAAGTAGATACTCTAGAAGATGCAGGGGTAAGTGAAGACGACACTAAAAAGAAAGTCAAGAAAGATCTAGAGGATGAATTTAAGATAGATCCCAAGATGAAGAAAGCATTTATGGATGCTCTTGCACTTCCTGTTAAATCTGCTGCTGTTGCAATAACTGATCTACTAGAGAAAATCCCTGCACCAAGTAAGGAAGCATCTAAGATATTGAACAGAAATATATCTAAGATATCTCAGGCATTTAAGTTGGGTGCTGCTAGTTCTGAAGTTGCTAACGATGAGGAAGATAACGATAATAAAGATGAGAAAGATAAAGATCCATTAGGAGTGCTAGTTATGAAAGCATTTAATCTTGCTAAAGGTGCCATGAGTGGTGGCGGTGGAGGAGAAGGTGAACCAGCTGGTGGTGGAGGACAACTAGCATTACCCGCAGGACAAGTAGGAGATCCGACACATGGAAGACGTGCACCATACACAGGAACTGCTGATGGTATAGGACTTGGAGATGGATCAGGCAGATCCATGCAACCTATCAAGAAACGTAAGTCAGGTGGTCTTGCTAAGAAATTATTTGGCATGACACCTATGGGTATGATGTTCAATGCTGGTAAGAAAACATTTGAAGGTGCTAAGTCACTTACACAATCAAAGGCATTCAACAACATAACAAACATAGGTAAGAAAGCACTATCGTTAACACCTATGGGTATGATGGCAAAGTTTGCTATGAAGGGTGCTGGCGGCCTTAAAAATATATTCAGTAAAGGTGAGCAGACAGTCAACTTAACAGAACTAACTGATAAAACTATACAAGAGAACCGACAGAGTGCTGATGCTAAAACTCAGAAGCAAGTTGATCTCGCTGCTGGCACAGGTGCTGCTATGGATGCAGCTAGTCCTAGTGCACCTCCATATCAATCGGAAGGTGGTGCTGGTGCACAACCCAACATTCAAGAGTCTCCTTATCTTGATGTTTATAACACAACTTCGCAATTCTAATGTCAGTCAATACACAGTCAAATTTTCAATTAATAGATTTCCGTATTGCGGATTATCCTCCAATAGGTGTGAATCAGTTATTGTATATGAAATACACTGAGGATATTATGTCTGCTACTATGAAAATGGAAGTACAGATTACTGACAGTGAGTCAGGTGTGCTATCAGAATTGACAGGTATGGAAAATGTATTCATTCGTGTTGGTGACAGTGAAGGAGTTACTGAAATTGGTGGAGACTTTGTGATATATGATATACAAGATAGGAGAACTGTGCAAGGAAAATCATCTGCAGTGTTGATGCTTTGCACCATAGATTTTTTAAATAACGCTGGCAATAAACTGTCACGTAGATTTGGAAAGGGTCAAGGTAAAAAGATAGATGATATTGTCAGGACAGAAATACTAGGAGATCTGATAGGAGTTCCAGATAGTAAGATAGCAAAGTTTGAACCATGTATCAACAACTTCTCATTTGTATCACCATACTGGAATCCATTTACTGCAATTAGATGGTTAGCTGCAAAGGCAATACCAGCTACAAAAGGTAGTGGTAAAGCAGCAACTGCAGGATATGCTTTCTATGAGACACGAGCAGGATATAATTTTGTTTCATATGATTCTTTTGCTCAGGAAGATCCAGTTACAAGAATGGTTGTAGGACATGAAGCTGGAGAGTTGGAAGATGAAGAAGACTTGGGTATCACTGCTATTGATTCTGTAACTATCGAGTCATCAGTTGATCTGTTGATGGGTTTGAATCTAGGATCGTATTCTAGTAATGTAATGACATTAGATTTGATGGACATGAAATACGAAGAGTATCCTTTTAACATCAATAAATATTATGATAGTATCTCAACATTGAATGCGGGTGCTACTCCAGAATTTTATAAAGGGTTTGACAATCAGCAAACATTTAGTAGAATTATGTCTAAGATATCTGACTCTGCATTGTTTACCGAAGGCACATACACACAGGGATTTACAAAGCAACTTTCACAATCCAGTTTAAGGGAAAAATTATTTTACAGTAAAAAAGTTGTGGTAGAATTAGTGTCAGACTATTCATTAGAGATAGGTGAAGTTGTGCAGTTAGATATTTACAAAGGTGGTAGAGATAAAGAATTAGACTATCCTAACTCTGGTAAATATGTGATTGGTAAAGTTGAAAGAACATTCAAATCCAGTCAAGATAAAATGACTACTAGACTTACATTATATACTGACTCAGACGGTCAAGAATCATGAACGAAAACATTGCTAATTTTATAGGGAAGGAAGGATTCAACTGGTGGGTTGGACAGGTAGAGAATGATGGTTCAAAATACTGGAATGCTGATTTAGAAGATGGTAATGGTGACTTCGACTATGGTGATTTTGATTGGACTAACAAAGTAAAAGTTAGAATCATAGGATACCACAGTCCCAATAGAAAAGAGTTACCTACGTTTGATCTACCATGGGCTCAGGTATTGATGCCACCAATATATTCACAACGTTCTGGTATAGGATCTATTCATCAGTTACAACTCAACAGTTGGGTTGTTGGTTTCTTTATGGATGGTGCGTCAGCACAGATTCCTATTGTCATGGGAACTATAAGTGATGAAAACCCAGATAACAGTTATGGAGTTGAGGGTGGTCAAGCTCAAGGATTTGCACGAATATCAAGTCCAGAATATAAGAAAAGAGATCATGGTAAAGATGGTAGTTCTGCAGCTAACACTGGTAGCACAGTTCAAAAGAACGAAGAGACTGGTGTAGATGAAGCACCTACAAAGAATGATGGACAGAAGACAGGGGAAGGAGAAGAGACTACAAAGAATGAACGTGGTGCTGCAGAGGAAAAGAGTGAGAAGCAGAAAATAGCAGACGAAAAACAGAAGGTAACAGTCCATGTTGGTAATGGTAAATGTGGATCTGAAAGTGCTACTAAATTAGAAGCACCTCTTGCTGAGTTCATGAAGTTTGCTCGTGGTATTGAAAAGAATGAGGTAGACCAGTTTGTTAACAAATTAAATGGTGCTGTTGTTGATCTTGATTATGAGATTAATATAGTATCACAACGCATACAAAAGAAACTTACTGGACTAACTGCTAACATTAAGGGCGTGGTCATGGAAGAGACCAATAAACTTGTGAAGGAAGGACTTGCTAATCTTAGTGTACCTGATCCAGAACTAGATGTTGCAGTCAGGACACAACTAAAAGATGTTGGTGATCTAGTATCATGTTTATTCAAGCAATTAACAGGTGAACTGGGTGATTTCATCAAAGGTATGCTTAAGGATTTGGTGGAGAATGTATTAGACACTGCTCTATGTCTTGTGCAAAATATTCTTGGTGATATCATGAAGAAACTCATGGACAGTATCACGGGTGCATTAGGTATATTGAAAGGTGTTACGGGTGCTATCAAAGGATCAACACAAAAGATTCAGAATTTACTTAACAAGGTCGGTGATTTTATAGATTTATTTTGTGATGGGCAACTATCATGTGCTATTGGTGCATCTGTATTTGATACTGGTATCGGTGTCAAAGCAAAAGGTCTTGAAGCAGCAGCAAAACAAATATCACAGTATAAAGTCAAACCACCAAATGCTATATCAATCGTTGGTAAAGGTATACCTATTGATGGATTGGTTCCTGCTGTTGATCGTAATGGTATCAAGAAGATATTTGACACTGCTACTGGATCATTAGTTGACCTAAGTAGTGCTGCTGGTCTTGCTAGTGGTCTAGGTTTAAAATCATTTGATACACGAGGACCTCTAGAGAAGTTTGAAGGTCTTAACTTCTATGATTCTGCTGGTAACATAGCATCATCAGCAGTGCAGTGTGCTAATAGTATCCTGAATAAGAAACCATGCTTCCCTGAAATGGTGTGGGATAATTTACAGTCAACAAGTCCTGTGAAAGCACTACCTATAATAGATGATATAGGACAGATACTTGGTGTATTGATGAATAAGAAAGGATCTGGTGTAAATGCAGAAGCATCAGTCAAAGCACAGTTCACATGTAATGAACCAGAGGGAAGTGGTGCTAAGTTTAAACCTAATATTGTTGATGGTGTAGTAGATTCAATAGAGGTAGTTAATTCTGGTATAGGATATGGGTTTGATCCTGCCGACACCTTCTGTCCTAAAGAACAATATGGCGTATTGGTTGCTAAAGCAGGACTACAACAACATGTCAACAACGGTGAGTATATAGAGCAAGTTACCACAGGTAATCCCGACATACTACAGGTAGTTGATACATCATATGATGAAGATAATATATTAATTGCAACCATAGATCCATCATTTAACCCAAACCTTGTCGTTGGTTTACCCTTAAAAACTAAATCTGGTCATGAGTTTATATTAAACTTCAATAAAAAATTCCCAACATTAGTAATACCACAGGATGCAAAAGCATTATATGCCAAGTGTGGTGATATTATTCCTAAAGTGGATGATGTAAGTATTATAAATGTTGGAATTAACTATGTAAACCCAGTTATTACCATAGGTACAGGAAATAAGAAGAGACAGATTGGAACCTTTACAACAGACTCTCAGGGTAGATTAACCAAACCAAATATAACAGAAGCAGTGTTGGGATTCATTAAACCTGTCGTTGAAGATAAGGCTGCCACTCCAACAGGAACTGGTGCACAGTTAAGTGTTGTATATACATACACAAGTCCTAGAGAAATTAGAGAGAACAATGTCTTGCCACTCACACAATATATTGACTGCGTGGGTCATCCTATGATACAATCTGCCATAGAAGAAGAACAGACTGGACTTACAGATACAGGATTTAACTTGGTGGATAGTCAAACAGACACAACAACTACCAGTTCTTCTGACACTACCACAGTATCAACACCGACTACTGCTGACCCTGTATCTACCCCAGTTAATCAAGACACTACTCAACAGAATACACAACAAACACAGCAAACTAATAATAATCAGCAGCAAAATCAAGGAGGATATGGAGGTTACTAATGTCTGATATCAACCCATTTACAGGTGGCACTAACAACCCTAACACTGCACCTAGTACAAAAATAGAATATCCTTTGAACTGGGTTCAAGCAACATCTGCTGGACACATGTTCGAGATGAACAATACTAAGGAAGGTGAATACATACGTTTGCTCAATGCAAATGGCAACTTTCTTAACATAGATGAGAAAAACAACAACAACTTAGTTTCGTATAATGATACATATATCTTATCAGACCATAATCTTGTTATAAAAGTCGGTAAGGACGTAAATTCTGACCGAATGGCATTGCATATTGTTGGTGACGTTAATTTATATGTTGAAGGTGATATGCAAACTGAGGTCGAAGGTGACCGTTTTGATAGAGTGAATGGTAACTACCAGATGCAAGTCGGTGGTGTATGCACTATTCAGTCAGATGAGAACTTAGCAATACAAGCTAAGAATGAAATGAAGTTACAATCCAACGCCTACACAAACAAGACGGTGTTCTTGGAAAATGATTTGAGTGAAGGCGGTTCTGTAAAAGAGAACGTAGCGGGTAATTATGAAGTCAAAATACAAAAATCAACATCTACATTCTCTGTCAGCAGTGACGGAGACATCCGCACAAGAGCTGCAGGATGCAGATACGAAAAAGTTGATGGTAACTTACTCACTAATGTGGGTGGTAAAATCAAAACACAAGTAGATGGTGGAAATGTATCATGTATAAATGGAGGTGCATTCGATGCAATGATCTCCTCACCTGATAGTAATGCATATAAATTAAATGTATCAGGAAACATCAAAATGGATGCCAGTGGCAACGTTGATATTGATGGATCTGAGATATACTTGAATTGATTGTAGATTTAAGAAAAACAATGTCACAACATCACATGTCAGTAAGTAAGCAGGAAGCAGAATTTTTAAAGTGTATTCTTGCAAAGCATTTAGACGATTACATAGAATCGTTAGTAAGAGAAGATAAAACAGAAGATCCGATGAAGCATATGCAAGAGAATAGACAGACTGGTCTAGAACTCATGAACAAAACTGCAGAACTTATCCGAAGAGCATCTCGTTCGGAATCTTCCACATTTTTTAATACATAAATATATCTGAAGGAAACTATTAGACAATGAGCACACTCACAATACATGATCTGCAAGGTTTCAGCACTTATTCAAACCAAGTGCGAGTTCCTAGTGGTCATCGTCTCCAAGTAGATGGAACTTTAAAGTTACCCACATGGACTGACTCTACTCGACCCAGTGGTGTGGAAGGTCTTATTGGAATTAATACAGAGCAGAAAAAATTAGAAGTATATATTGATGGAGAATGGACAGGTGCAGCTGGTGGTGGAACACAAGGACAATCTGCTGCTGATCCAGTCGTTAATATTACAACATGGATAGCAACTAATCCGACTGACGGAGACTACTGGTTCAAACCAACTGGATATTCTGGTAATGCTATTCAAGTATATGTAAATACATCACAGGCATCTTCTGGAACTGCATGGGTACAAGTTGCAAGAGGTAGAGAATCAACTAACTGGTGGCAAGGATCTGGACAGAACTATGCGGGTGGTGGATTAACAAGCACATACTTACAGCAGAACACTCCAATATCTGTTGCACCAAATGATTTCTGTAGTGCATTATGTTCATTCAACTGGCAGAACGCAAAGATATTAGCAAATAGAAGAAACAGACCAGACTCATGGTATTTTGAAGGATCAACATCTACCAGTTGGGACTGGACATATTTCCAACAGAGTGCATCTAGTGTAAATGCTACTGCTACACAAACCAGTGGATTTTTTAGATCTGGTAGCACACAAATGAACTGGGGTAGTGGAAACCGTTGGACAGATACGTTAGGATATGGTGGTGGTAACAACTGTGACCGCGTATTTATGTGGTCATGGGGTGGTCACGGACCTTATCAAGGTTGGTCTGGTGGATCTTCCTGTAACCCAAGTGGCGGTTTCGTTAATGGTAACGAAGGTCACGCACTTCAACTTGTAAACGTGTACTTATTAGTACAATAAAAATTATTCTTACATTATGATCACTGATGTTCTCCCTCTGTTTGCACAGAATGTAGTCTGCTGCAACCTATCGCTTGATACTGAAGCATTAATTAAATTATTAAAGAGAGATATAGTTAGAGATCCCAACAGGGATTTCTTCTTGACAAAATCTCATGAACTTCATACGTTAGACGAATATAATTTCATATCTAAACCCATACTAGAGCAAGTCAAGACTGCATTTGATGACATATATGAATATAAGGACGTAGAACCTTACATCACATTGATGTGGGGAACTTCTTGTGACTACGGACAGAAGATACATGCACACACACATCCTAACTCATTTATGTCAGGAGTGTATTATCCTCAAGCTTGTCAAGCACCAATACGGTTCCATACCACACCAAGATCAATAGTTCCTGATTTTAAGCATCCTAATATATGCAATACAGTAAATCATATACTAAATCCTATGGAGAATACCATGTTGCTGTTCCCATCCACACTACAACATGAGACCGCAACTAATTTTCAAGATGAACCAAGGTACTCTGTATCATTTAATATATTCCTCAAAGGAACGATTGGTGGCGAACCACTGAGCATCTTGCACATTTGATCATGATGTGTTATACTGATTATATCATCGCATCTTATTAATGTATAACGAAGAACACCAACAGGATACTATGGAAACACTTGA